TTTGATTGCGTCGTAGTGCCGGTGACGTTCTTGCGAAAGTTTGGTAACTGCACAGACTTCAGTATCCGCTCTTCCGCTTGCGTGATGATCGTTGGCAAATTAGTCACAAGCGTGGTTTCGTTTGTTTCCAAATAATCTTGGATCGCTTGCTTGAGTGTGGTGAAGGTAAACGCCATTAGCTTGTAATCACCGTGACTACACCAACGTGGCCTGTTGCCCCAAGACCAACTTGACCGACTGGATTGAAAGACCCAAGAACCCTGCTTTCATCAAGACCTCTATCTGGTCTTGGATTACGCAATGCTTTCGGATCATCCACCTTCAACCTACCAAGCTGCAACTGAGGCTGATCTGGATCAACTACATCCCGACCGACTAAAAACCCAGTCGGCCTTTGATTGACAATCTCTGGGACTAAATCTTTTAGAGGGTATCGGAATCCAGTCTTATCGCAATACCCAAACGCATACTTGCCTTTAGTAAAAGAACTCAAAACGAGTACCCCCCTGGAGAAACATAAAGCGATGCCTTGTTGCGATCAGAATCGCTGGCGAGCTTCCACTGCTCTTCATAATCAGCCTTCAGTGCCTGCGCTCTAGCCCCAGCCGCTGGATACTTCAAGCTCAGTTGATACGACAGACCACTCACCAGGCAAGGTAAAAACCGAGCCGGAACATCTATATTGTTTGAGGCCGGGCTTCCAGCGTCTTCCACTCGCTCCATGTAGTAGTAACCAAACTGATAGGTCTCTTGATCATCAGGCGTCGGCCACAAATTTATCGTAATAGAATCGAAATTCTTTTCGACATAATACTGAAGCGGCTTACTGCGGGTCAGCTTGTTCGATAGATTGGAATACTGGCTGACAGATATCCGAGTCATAGACTGATCGAACTGCGAGTTTTGCTCACCAGCAGCAGTCCTAACAAAAGCCTCAACGATATCTAAAATTTTGCCATCTAATTTGTACTGGTTAGTTCCCGCCGTCAGCGCCTGTGTACCAAACTCAACCGACCAAAGGTTTAGCCCTCTGTTCTGCCACTCAAGCATCATTAGGTTAATGCTCCTGCGAGCGGTCTTGTAATCATAACCACTACGAAGCTCTAGCCCAGCACGTTCAAACGCCTCTTCCATAGCATCAGAAAGATCAAGATTGAAAGCAAAAGTACCGCTGGTCGCCATTTAAATAATTCGACCCTTGGTTTTTCCTCGTATGGCAATGCCATCTATGCGCTTCACCCTAGTCTTGCCACCCTGCCTCATATTGGTTGGCTCAGAAATCATTCTTTCCAGGCGATCTTTTTCAGCAGCATCTGCCAACACCAAGTCCTGGTCCTCTTCTTTTTTCTTTTTTCTTTTGTCCCTCCTGTTCTTCAAAACAGCACCGAGCGGACTGATCGCTGCAAGTGGACCATATTCATCGACCACGGCCCCCAAAAGACCCTTACTCAAAACATCTTTACCTTTGATAGCCACTATGGCCTCCTTGCTTTGCGTTTCTTTTTACTTACCCCCGCTTCACTGAGGGCAATAGCTATCGCTTGCTTTCGACTCTTTACCCGTCCACCAGAGCCGCCTGACTTGAGATCACCGCTTTTGAACTCTTTCATCACCTTCCTCACCTTAGCCTGCTTCTTTTTCTTGGCTGGCGAGCTGCTGATCTGCTTCTTCATCTGCGCTCTGCTGATCGGCATCAACTCCTCCCGAACTTGCGTTTTTGAGACTTCGGCGGGCTTTTCTTACTTCCGCTGGGGCCGCTCCAAAAAGTCTTGTTTGACCAATAAGCCGCACTGGTCGGGCCTTTAGCGATATTCTTCGCATGACGAGCCTTGAAACTCTTCCGCGCTTCCGCTGAATAATTATGCCCCATCTTCTGATCACCGAACCGAATGATCTTCATCTTCTCACCATCCCTCACGGCGACCACTGCTTTCTTCTTAGGGTGCTTAGGTGTTCTCTTAACCTTATTCAAACCAGATAACCCAACTTTCTTTAGCCTGTTCTTCTCGGCATCAGTCAAACTCATTTACGATGCCTCGCTGTTTTCTTGGCTATTTTTTTCGGTTGCTTGGAATGTTGCTTACCTTTCTTTGTGTCTGCCCGTTTTTTTCGGGAAGTGGCAGCGTACTCCTTGTCCGATAAAGATTCTCTAGCCTTCTTCGGGAGATACCTCTCACCTGTAGCCCTCTTCCCTTGGGTGGACGGTTTGCCAGACTTGGTTCCCCAGTCTTGCTTCGTCCACTTCTTGAGAGACTTTTGAGATTTTTTTAAAGGCATTAGTCTCTATAGCCGCCACCGGCTTCCTTGTAGCGTTTTGCTAACATCTGGGCTTTACGCCCACTCCATTGACCAGGCTTTCCACCCTTTCCGCTGGCTTTGATTTGGTTGAAGAGCCTCTTACGCAAAGCTGGCTTCGTATAGTTACCCGCTTCGTTAACGCGAGATTTACTCTTCTTCTTTTTCTCAGCCATATTAGAAATGCTTCCTCGCTTGAATGACTATGTTGTACACATCACCACTTGAATGACCCACAGTTGTGAACAAAATATCGCCATTCACCCCAGAGCCTGCATTATTAGGGATGCCAGTAAAGTCAGAAAAATCCAGCGTATCCGAAAAGTCTGCATTCAACTGCCAGGCAAGCACGTTGGTAGACGCATTGAAAAATATCTTCACGCCCATCCCGATTGTGGAGTAATAGATTTTTTGAATCGATACTTTAGTGCAAGCCGCTCCAGTCACAGGATCGACCGAAAGCGCAGATACGTCGATCTTCGTAACTGCGCTCTCGCCGCTACCATCGCTCACGTTTGTGAAACGAAATATAGCTGTGCTGCCATCATCTTGGATTGTTTGAGTAGCTACTGCATCAGCCATACATTACTCCTAGTCTACGTTTAGCCAGATAACACTATTATCTGTATCACCATTCACAACCATAACCTGGCCGATAATGGTAGACTCAGACTCAACGTCCGCATCAATCGGCTCTGCCGCACCAGCAGTCGTATCAGACCGAACTGCCGCTTCGCCCAAAACCAAGGTTCCTGATGTCAAAACAGACGCAGGACCACTCGTTTGAATCCAGCCAAAGTAGTCAGCAGTGAAATCTATGGCCGTGACTCCGATCACAGGGCCAGTTTCAGTAGCAGGGGCAACAACAACGTCGTTATATGTAGCACTGATCAAGTCCGCTTTAGAGCTAGTGGTCAACGCTGTCACGACTGGATCGTATAGAGTGATGACTACGTTAGCGCCAGAATCGGCAGCAGGGTGGCTTTTTACTCTCATTAGCTGACCCTGACCCGCAACATCGTTAATGTGCAGATAACCTTCAGCATACTGATTAGCGGTCGCCGCCGTAGAACCCAGCGTTACCGTCACCGTTGTGTCGCCAGCAGAAGCAGCAGCCTGAACGGCAACGTCCCGGTGATTAGCTACAGCAGCAGTGGTTTGAACCGTTTTGCCTGCGGTAATCGCTGAACCCCCTATACCTGCGTATCGGAAAGTCCTATCGCCATAAATTAGTTTCGTGCCGAATGGGAACAACTGAGTGGAGCTTTCAGCGAAAGGGTTGACGCTCGCCTCGGGGCTACCAAACTTACCGACAACTAGGTCGGACGGCCCCGCCGTGGTCGTGGCGGTGAACTTAACATGAACACCTTGCAACTTGCCAAAAGTAGTTTCTGTACCAGAAGTCGAATCGATAGTGACCGACTCAAAGCCGTTGGTTGACTGCGACCTAATCGGTCCAGTAAAAGTCGTCTTAGCCATAATTTTCTCCTGTCGTGGCTAGTGTCAGATTGTTCCATGTGGAACATCTGTCAGGATAAAAAAAGTGGCCCGAAGGCCACTTTATGAAGCTCTAGCTAGAGCCTGGTGATCCGTAAATACCCAATGGGTCAGAAACACCAAATGAGTAACGCTCACGCGCTTTATAGCGCACGTTACCAGTATCGAAGTCACCGTCCATAGACGTTTCTAGCGGAGTACGCTCAAACATCTTCATGCCATTCGGCACATCAGTGATCAAGAAGAAAGCGTTGCTGTCAGTCAGATAGTGATTGACCGCATAACCTTCTGGGATCGCACCCATGTTACGAATCGCGTTGATGTCGTTATCCGCCGTTCCGACTCGCTGAGTGGTCTCTAGCAGACGATCTGCTGTAAACATCAAAGCGGGTGGAACAATCAAACGTCGTGGTCTGGCAGCGATCAGAAGACCGCGCTCATCAGTGAACGCAGCGATTTCGATGATCGCGTTTTCCAACGATGTCTCGTTCAAGTCAGCACCAGTAGACGGACGATTGGAATTGGTTCCACCGTTTACTAGCGGGTGCGAAGCGTTGAACAACGTAACACCATCTCCAGACTGGAAGCTGGTGAATCCGTTGTTGAGCAGATTCGCTGCCTTGACTTGCTTTGTATACGCCATAGCGCGAGACAGCGCCTTGGTGTAACGAGCCGAAAGAGAATCGTACAAATTATCTTCCATCGCCTCCTCGGTGATCGCAAAACCCATTGAGATGGTTTCGTGATTGTACCGAGCGGTGAAAGACTCTTGCGCTGAGTCATAGCTCGTTGCCGCACCTTCTGCCTTGACAGGAGCTGCTGCAAAGCCTGACAGCTTGACCTCTTCCTCAAATGAACGATCAGAACTTTCAGTCTCATAAATGAGAGTGTGTTCATCCTCGTATTTCTCGTACTCCAAACCAAACAGAGCGTTAAGCCCCGGCAGGAGTTCTTTAAGCATTTGCGCTCTTGAAATTGCCATTGCCTATTTACTCCTATACGCCAAGTGCGGTTTCGTAAGCGTGACTAAGCGGTAGATAAGTCACAATGCAGTCGGTGAACGCATCACCTACCGCGCTTGATGGCCCGTCTACAAAGTCTACGATTCGCAGTGGAAGTGTGTTAGTCGTAGCTATAGAACCACCGTCCAGGGCGTTCTTGCTTCGACCGATTGAAGTTGATCCAGCAGTGTTAACCGCTGACACATTATTAC